GTCTACCATTCTTTTGTTTTCCTCTAGATATAGGTATTAAAAGTAAAGTATTTGTAACTATTGCTTGTCTAACATGATACCTTACTAATATGCCACCGCCTCCTGTTGCAGCTGTTCTGAAAGGGGACTGTTTTAATAAGTAGTCTCGAAAAGCTTTCCACATAACATCTGGCATACCAAATTCACTTATATCGGGAATTCTATTTTCTTTTTTTGCAGCTTGTATTAAGGCGTTATTAAAAGTTTGATCCCAGTGTCTTCTTTCTATTCGAATTTCACCTTTATCAAAAAACTTTCCAACTTGAAGTCTGCTTAATACATGCTTTCCTGTTAATTCATTTAACATCTTTGCTCGAAGTGCAGAAGACATTAGATTATAACTCTATATAAATCAAGTACTCTTTTTATGTGATCTGGAAAGTCTGTGTTATCTCGTACTCCAGATGTTCCTTGATTCTGCAATGTTGCTCCTGCTATCGTTCTTCGTTCTTTATGTTCGTCTTTTAAATAGTATGTTACTAAATCAAAGAGTGCTAATTTAAGGTCTTTTGGAGCAGTACTATAGCCTGCTCTGTATGCTATTTGCACACTTCCCATTCCTCTTGGAAATGATTTTTTTGTTCCACTCTTTGTTGTTCTTACTATCGCATCTGCCGCAGTGTCTACATAATATTCATAGTCACTTGTGGATAAAGTTTCATAAGAAGCTTCATATGTGCTTCTTTCTTTTACGGAAGTCACACTTACAAGTGGACTTTCACTGACGATTATAGTACTGGTAAAGTTGTCGTTAACTGAAAAAGTTTCGGTTTTATCACTACTATAATAATCAACAAATGAAGTACCGCAATACTTCTTGGCAAGATCACTAACTTGTGGTACAATAATATCGAGGCGTGGATCGTCTTTTGCATTTACGATTCCCTCTGCATTTTTATACTCTTGTACTGTTATTAAATCTGCCATAATTATTAAAAGTGTGGGGCGATTAAGGCCGCCCCACGAATCCTGTCTAAGCCAATATTAGCTAGATGAATACATGTATGCCCACTTAGAAGTAGCTCCGTCGATTAGATCGGAGAAACCAATTCTTTGTGAAGCAACTAGTACTCTGCGCTGAGCAGCGACTTCGTAATCAGACTCAACGGTTACACCGCGTAATCTTGGTAATACAAAGTTTCTTGGGTTAACAGCGATAGCTGCAAACTTATCTACTGCTGGTGTAGCGAATTCATCACAAAGAAGAACTCTTGAACCGAACACTTGTCCGATTTCACCAGATAACTTAGTTGCCATGTCGCCAACTAGGTTAGCATCTTGGAACTCAGCATCTTCTAGTAGTTCAAAGTATGATCTTTGTGACACAATGTAAACTACGTCTGCTGGGTTAACACCATATTTACCCATATTTTTTCTTAATGAAAGAAGTTCTGCAGCTGTAACAGTGTCAGAAGCAAAAGCAGTAGCTGACTGTGTATAATCACTGTCATTTCTTGCTAAGTGAAGTAGTCCTTCAAAAGCAGCTCCACTTGTTCCGTATACACCATCAGCATCATCACCAGCTAGGATAGCATTTTCGATACCTCTAGCGTGTGCTCTAACCATTGATTCTCTAATTAAAGGAAGAATCGGTAAGATTGCATCTTCTTCTGTCTCATTTCCTAAGTATGATTGTGAAATCAATTTCTTAGTTGAAAGAGTTCTTTCAGTCATAGTTACACCAGTAAAAGGTGCTCCGTATGTATCGCCTCTGGTATCTAAGTTACCATAAGGAGATGATCCAGTTGCTGCTTGGTTAGAAGTAAATTCTGCATAGCCTGCATCTGGTAAGATTGGGATAATCATATTCGCAGAAGTCATAGCGATTTCTCTAAATAGAGGAGCTAATACTAATTCGTTTTCGATATCTCTTTCGATGTTTGTTGAAACAACTTGTTCAAAATCAGCAGATGAAACTTCAACACCTGAATGTTGATTAACTTTTTCCATCAAAGATTTTGCCATTGGAGTATCCCATCCACGTCCAGTAGCTAGACCTGCAAATTTAGCATCTGCAATGTCTTGCTCGAAGGATTTTTTCCAATCGCCGTTGTTACCTTGTCTGTCAGAGAAATGTCTTTTAGACTCACGAATATTCATGATTTCTTCAGACTTTTCTGCTAGTTGAGCTTCTAGTGATTTAACAACACTCTCTAAATTAGAGTAGTTATCATTCACACGCTTCTCAACGTCAGACATTAATTTTTCAGCACCTGTTAGTCCAGCTTGGACTATAGTTTTATGCTCTTCCTGTTTTGCTTCCTCGGAGGCTTTTTGAACTTCAGCTTCTTCAGTTGCTTTTTGAGCAGCTTCTTCTGCAGCCTTCTGTTCAGCAGCTTTAAGTTCAGCTTGTTTCATTGCATACTGAGCAACTGCTTTTTCAGCAGCTTCTGCAGCAAATGACTCAAGATTAAACTCTGGGTTGCTCTCAGGAGATTGTTTTTCTTTTGACATATTTGTCTCCATTTCTTTGGCTTTCGCCGTACTTGGCTGCTCAATTTCAACAGCGTCTGCTGAATCGTTTAAGTTAGCCGTATAAAAAGTGTGCTTATACTTGTTGTATTCTTCCATACTATCAAATGACTTGCTTAGTCCAAAAGTTGCCCCTTGGTTGCAAGGCACTGATACTACAGAAACTTCAAAAAGCTCCGCGTCCTTTATTTTATATCCATCGGTTTCAGTCATGTAATCAGCGTCCTTGACTTTGAAACCAACAGAAAAAGCTCCAAGGACACCGTCTTTAATTAATTGTGTTACATCTCCAGCAGCTTTAGAAATCTTTGCAGATATCTCTAAGCCGTTTTCTGTAACTTTTAAATCTTTTGCTCGACCAATCGGTTTGTCATAGTTGTGATTGAATAAGATGATAGGATTACCTTTATAGTTTTCCAATCCACCTTTTGTCCAAGCATCAGCTTCGATTATGTCGCCCGCTCTGTCAAGAGCATTAGTACTAGCAGATCCTTTAATATCTACACCACCATCTTCATTTTCACCTAGTGATTTAAAAGTGCTAGTCCAGTGATAAATTTTATTTGACATCTTTTTTCTCCGCTTTCTTAGCAGGCGCTTTTGCTTTTGCTTTCGGGGCGGGGGTAGGAGCTGGAGCTGGTGCTTCAACTACTTCGATTGGATATCGTTTTTTCATGGCAGATAAAACTCTGTTCCAAGACCCAAAATTCCTTCTAAGAATATAGTCTTTAACAGGTACATCATTTCCATGATTTTTGTAAGTTTGTAAATCCATTTTTTCGACGCCTTGTTTTACAAACCAGTCGGATAATGCTTTAGCCATCATATCTTTTGTCATATTATTCCTCTTCGCTTGGGGCAACCTCTTGAGGTCTACCTCCTTCTTCGGGATTTGCTGCTGAGCCGGCTATATTAGCTGGTACTCTAGGTGAGTCGAATCCATCTACTGGAGCCTTACCTAAAGCTTCTCTTGCTTCATTTGGGGACATAATCCCTGTATTTACAAGAGTAGCATAATATGCAGCTTGATCTCTTAGTTCTGGTTGTAATGCAGGTATTCCTGTTACATCCTCAGATACTTGGAAACCAAAGTATCGCTCAATTGCATACCCTAATTTTCTTACGATTGGTAAAATTGTCTCTAAATAATAAAGCCTATGATTAGGTCTTATATTTGCATTATTACCGCCGTCTAATAAAATGGGTGGTATTCCCATTGCTTCTAGTATAATTCTTTCATTTGACTTGATGCCTTCTTGGAAATCTAAGTCTTTGAAGTTTACTTCTGTTAAGTTCTCAACCTCTAGTCCGCCATCTAAGAATAGTGGGCGACGACCTCCAGATTGTGGGTTATATCTTGCAACCCATGCCTGTAACATTCTTTCTTTTATCTTCTCTGAAAGTGTGTTTGGTGATTTTAGTACGAGTCCTGGAACTGCTCCATTTTTGAAGAAGTTATCTTGGAAATTTCTCATACTTGATAAAAGCTGCATAGTTCTAAATGCTGGCTTTAATCTTGGTACTCCTCTATAAATGGAGTTAAAACTATTTTCTTTAATATGTATAATTTCACTAGGACTATAGTCTATACTATTTTCATAAGTATATTTTGAAATAAAAGTTTGTTCATCTGTTTCTATTCTTACTTTATTTGCTGGTAAGTGATATAGATGTGCTCCATCAAAATAAATGAAGATGTTACCATCTATCATTAAGTCAATAATTAAATTTCTTTTAAAAGAATTTATATCCTGAAAAGGATTTGGCTCTCTGTTTATAAGTAGATCAACTTTTGATCTTCTAATATTTTTTACAATATTATTTGTT